GATTTCTCAAGCATGATTGAACAGCTTGTGGCTTTTATGTACGGTAGCTCCACATTGGTAGGTGTGGGAGATAAGTTAGAAGAATTTATCTCAACCTCCGGTTCGATGGTACCATTTCCCAAACCATCGAACGCGGGTCAGTTTGACCGCAACCTCCACTCTCCCGAAGTGCACAACGCGTTACGCAGTCGTACTCTGGAAATTATGGTGCAACGAGAAAATGCTCGTTTGAAGGCAATTGCCCTCGGTAAGAAACCGAAGGAATTACCATCACCAGAAGAGTGGTTGGGTGTCGCCCTTAATAAGGCGATCGAGCAGTATGAGGCATTACTGCTTTTCCTAAGCGATTTCGGGTGTTCCCCAGAACCCGATAACGCGAAGGATAGGTTCATCTTCCGTTTGTCTGTATTGAATTACATAGACTACGGAGAGAAATACCTAAAGTGGAAGTTTGCTCACTTGGCTTGTCTCCTTCTGAATCAGACCGAATTCCCCCCTCGTCCATCCTTTATAACGGATGATGACAAGGCACACTGCCTTCTTGGCGGTGATAAGGGACGGTTTATCCGTCGGAAACTCCATCATGGTGATCTATCTTTTGGCTGGAATTTCACTCAGCTGAAGAAAGGTATGCCTCCTGTGAGCAGTCGTTTCGTCGAAAGTTCTGTGCGTGATACTGTCCGCGCGCTAACTACGAAGACCCCTTCCATTCCCGTGTTGGTTGAAGACGGTTGGCCCGAGCGATCGGACGACGTCGACTGGAACACCGGGCTCCCTGTGGATACACGATTTGACATTGGCACGTTAATACGCCAGTGCATTCGAACCGTGCAAGAACTTTTCCGCAAGGGGTGGTATAAAGATCAGCCTGTGTATGTCCCTTCTATCTCCGGACACTTCTGTTCGAAGAGGAAACACACAGGCGCCATGGGTGCGATTGTAAAGCACCGTGGTAAAATCGACTATCAGATGATACATCGAGGAGGTCGTTACCTCCCACCCAAGTGTCTACCGATCTTGACCGACTATTCAAAAAAAGTCCGTGATCGGTATCAAGTCTGTCCATGCTGTCAACAACTTTACGGTCGCTTCTGTAACAAGACCGGTTGGCATCCATCAGACTATGTGCTCCAGCCACATCTATCAGCTGAAGTTACTGACGTACTCTCGGATAGCATCTCCTATGATGATGCAACCCCGACTTCAAAGTGCAACCTCGCTATTCCTACCGGACTTCCTGAGCCTTTTAAGGCCAGAGTTGTCACGGGTGGTCCCGAGGGTAGATACTATCGCACTAAGTACATTCAGAAATCTGTACATTCCCATTTACGCCGCATTCCCAACTGCGCGCTTATCGGTGAGACAATCAGTCCTGAACGCCTCCAAGAGGTGCTCTGGGACATTGAGCGTCATCCACTATCCACCCCGACTTCTCAGTATGTCAGTGGTGATTATAGTGCTGCGACCGATAACCTTAATCCCATCCTTTCACAAGTAACGTGTGAAGCAATTGCGGACCAGGGTTTATGGGACTCCCAGTGGAAGGAAGAATTTGTCGATGCTTTGGTTCGCCATCGCCTCTTCACCGGAAAGGTTGACCACTTGGAAGGCATGAACGAAGAAGAACTTCGTCAGCAATCCTCGGCACAAACCTGGGGCCAACTTATGGGCTCCCCGGCTTCTTTCCCCGTTCTCTGCATCATTAACCTTGCCCTCTCTCGCTATTCGCTCGAGTTGAGACATGGCCTCCAAATTTCGATCCGTGACAGTGGTATACTGATCAACGGTGATGATATTGGATTTGTAGCAGATGATCTAGGATATGATCTCTGGAAACGTGTAACTTCAGCCGGTGGGCTGGAGCCATCCATCGGAAAGAACTTTCGTTCCCGTAGGTTTATCATTTTGAACTCAACGTTCTATGATTTACTTGATGTGGATGGTGCTCGACAAATCTCGTTGAGACCCTACATTAACTACGGATTATCGTTGTGTCGTAACGACAATGGAACTCCCATTGCTCATGATACGATCTCGTTAACGATGATGCCTAGTGCTGACCCTCGCACTCCTGGTATCGGTTCTCTTGCCCATGAACTAATCCGAGGACACGCACCGGAGCTTCAGCTCCGCTTATTAAAGCGTTTCCTCAAAGGTTGGTCACAGCACTTGGACAAGTTCTGTCCACGTGGTATGAGTTATTACCTCCCTCCCCATCTTGGTGGCCTTGGCCTTCCAATTGTGTTCCATGAGTCTCTCGATTTATCGAAGATGTTCTCTAGGGCACAGTTGAAGCAAGCAGCCTACCTTGATAGTGCGCATTTCCGTGCAAGTGAGCTCGTCTCCTTGACACAGTTAGGTCGTAGTGATTCCTTCTCGCTTTGGCAGAAGGTTTCTGGAGAGAGTCGTAAACAACTATCACGTGTCCGTGGTGTTTGGACACAGGATCAGCCGGAAGAGAGATCAGATCTCTCTCCGGCGCTCTTGGCTAATGCGTATGCCAGCCTCACTCCCTCGGATATTCCCGACGAGAAGAGTGAGGAGGAGGAAAAAGAGCAACAGTCGGAAGACATTCTCAAGTACTCAGTTTGGAGAACTGAACACGAGAAATTGTTTACGTACTGCGAAGGAGAAGGCTGTAGTTTCAGGCCTATCCCTTTCGATGCTCTCATCACTTCTCGACCTTGGAGATATGTACTCGACCCTCACCTCGTCGTAGATGCTACTCCCCGTGTCGACCTCCGTCACGCACCAACCCAAATATTGGAATTAAAAACCCAATCACCTCGCTTCATCTGGTCCGGCATTGTGCCCGAGCCAGAGGAAGCTGCCTAGGTGATCAGTGAGTATAAATCATTGACGTGAGCCATGTCATGAGTCGAGTGGGAGAGAAACGCTATCTGCAAGGATATGCCCTCTCCGTGATCTTCGTATTGCTGCCAAGCAACACGCTCATGTTCGGATCGTCATTGTATAAACTCACTATTCCAAAAGGGTCTGGGGATAATCCCTCTCTGTGCGCTACCACGCAACCGCATGAGAAAGTCCCCCTCTCGAGACACGTAGGGACGTGCCTCCAAAGTTAGTTCACCCGTTCTAAGGTGCTACGATACTTAAATCGTACTAACTAGCCAGTGGTCCG